ATAAAATAAAAAAAAAAAGGGAAGAACCTAAGCTCTTCCCTTCAACATATAAACTTATATTTTACTTCACTGAGTCAATCAACGAGTACCTAACTGCACTTTCATCTATTTTTTCTTGTAATTCAACATCAAGAGCAGCTGCAATCTCCACCAACTGTTCCTCAAGTTCTCCTTTAAGAAGAGTAGTATAGGAACTGGTGTGGTAGATACTACGAAGGTTTCCTTTCATACGAGAAGCCCCGTAAATATAGAACCCTTTGCAGGTCATTTCTCCAAGACCTTCGTCTGTGAATTTAGCAATCTGAGACGGACATACGAATACATCTAAGATCTCATTGCGTCCTTCTCTGTAATAACCTTTAATGTAGCTAAGACCTCCTGTATGTAAACCTTTCTGATGTTTGTTGCCATCATTCATGTCAACAAAATTCCACGAGGGAAGATCTGCTAACTTACCAATTTCATATTTGTACCCAAGAACTCCTCCAGAGAAGAAATTATCCCCATGAGTATAAATAGCGGGCTCAAACCTACGATCTTCCAGATATTCTGGGTACTCAGTGACCTTAGTAACCTCACCAGTTTCCTCATTGATTTCGTACGCAGTGGCATATCGAGGTACCTTCTCTTTGATAGGATTATCAAACTCATCGAGAATAGGCTTACCATCTTCACTGTGTTTAATGGACCATTTCTCAGTGATCTCATCTACTACCTTGGAGGTACGTAGATATCCTTCAGTGGTTATCTGAAGATCAGAGTAGGTAGCCATCTCTTCAGCCACTTTAATATCAAGACCTTCCTCTTCCATTAGACGCTCAACTTCAGCACTATCTGTGAATGTCTGCGTAATATAGTTAGCAAACATGTTAAACCTTTCTTGAGTAGGTTTTGGATTGAGAAGAAATCTCATACATGCTTTGATAATAGGAGTAGACTCAATGTCACGCTCCACATTATCGAGAATAAGATCCATGATAACATCAGGAATCTTTACAGATTTTAAAACTTGTCCATCAACTGAGATGTGATAAGAGTCTGTGGCAAGTACATACACAATGTTATCTACAACATTGGCTACATCTGACTTGTAGTCATACTTAATAGACTCGCTGAACTTCTCAATAATCTCCATGTACTCTTTAAAGTCATTAGTGTCGTTGGCTCTTAATTCAAGGTCCTTTAAGACGGTAAATGTCTCTGCGGTGAAAGGAATTCTAAAATTCTTACCGTTGTAACTTCCACTGATGAAAGTCTCTTTGTCTGTGTTTACTGTAATCATAATTGTAAAATTTAAAATGTGAATGTTAGTCTTGCTGTCGATTTTTCTTGTACTCATCTACCTTTAACTCAATATCCCATGACTTTTCAAATTCAATAAAGTTTGGAATACCTTTCAATACGATATACTCTCTAAATGATTCTGCATCAAAAGAAATATCTATTCCAGACCATCTGTCTATTAGTTGGGATGTAGACATAAACATTTTCTTCATGCCTTCTACGTAATTTTCTAACGCTTTGAACTTCGAATATACCTCAATATCAACAGAATCACAAGAGTTTAAGTCAGGATTATTAAACAATTCTTTAGATTTTTCTGACACCACTTTTGGATCCGAGTTGTCTATTAAGAATAGTTGAAAATCTCTGATCTTATCCATGTACTCTTCTATACTCTCTACTCCTGGGACCTTTGTAATGGCAGGCTTATTAAAGCCATTGCTTTGTGTGTAATCAATAAGCATATTGTATGTATCAAATGCTTCCTTATCTATCTCTTCAAATAAATGAAGAAATTGGAAGTCAAATGATTTTATAACATGTCTAAATTGACTTGCTGTGTTATACTTTCTTACTGCGCTCATTACCGATAGTTTTCTACCTTGCACATCTTGCAAAGCACGTTTGACGTGGGTGGCATGTTTGTCTAAATACTTTACTATATTTTTAGATACTACTATAATCTGCAATCTTTTAGATGAGAGTGCGAACACAGAGGGGGATTCTGTACGTTCGTATTTATCTATCCAATGGAGAAGAGTTTTCAGCAATGGAATATCCTCTAACGTACCATAAATGGTTGTTTGCTTAGAGAATGTATTCTTCATATCCTCAATGGAAATTTCCCTACGTGTCCGTGAAATTCTGAAATCTTTGATTACTCGAGGACTATTTCTGTAGTTACCAAAATCAGCTACTTTAAAGTCATGATATAATACACATCCGTCTCTGTCTCTGATTTCTTTTTCAGACATTGCTGAGTATTCTTTTTCTTTGGCTATTTCCTTATCAAGATTCCGTTGACTCTCTGCTACTTCATCAATATATTCCTGAGGAACAACTACATCTTCTAAAATACCTACAGAGGACTCAAGTAAGAGTTTCTTTACTTCTGTGGCTGTTGAAACCTCCTTAATCTCAAGGGTACTATAGTCCTTAATTGGAGTTATAAGATACACATGAGAGATTTCATTTTGATCCGCCAGATCCGGTTTGTATTCCTGTTGTTCTGATATATACCCCATTAGAATAGAAGAGTATCTAAAATCAGATGAGCTCCTATAGTACACAGTACTAGGAGAGAATGACTCCCATGATCCTATGTCTGTAGTGGTTGTCTTAAAGGCACCTTTAGACTTAGATACTTGCACCCGAGTAACTCTAAAGCCTGCAAATATCTTCTTGAAGTTTGACTGCGAAAATTTTATACCCGTGTCTGCGAATGTGAACTCTACTTTGTCGAGGTCAGCTAAACCAGAGAGCCTACTGAATACATTGTCCCTAGAGTTTTTGGCCTTAATGTCTCGACAGGCCAGAATCCATTTTAGGAAGTCAGATTGGTACGCTTCCATGTTAACATTGATATAGTCTTGGGCCACAATAACAGCATTCTCTAAGTACTTTTTCAAGGACTCTCGTGATTTTGCTGTGTATCTAATTAGCTCCCGAGACTGATTAACATCAATACCACTAGGATCTCCCTTAATGCCCACATTACCAATCTTTTCGTCCATCTCTGCTTCTCCAAAGTCTATCTTTCCATAGTTAACTCCGTTAAGAATTAAGTGAGGGACAGAATGGTAATTGTCTTCAGGTATAGCTAGAAACTCGTCCTCGTATAAAATACGTGTTTTAAAGAATGTTTCTGAATTCCTATCGCTGTCAGCTTCATACTCCTCAAATAATCTTACATAATTAAAATAAGTTAATTGAGATTTTACTGCGTCAATGTACTTTGCTTTGTTTCTAAGAGGGTTTTTAACATCCATAAGTACAATTAAACCATTAGGTTTAACCGTGTCAAAGTAATGTATATGTATCTCTTGGTCTTCTACACCACCATCCTCAGTGTACATTTTAACTTTCCATGTTTCAAAAGCAGTAGCATTACCCTCGTCGTCAAACTTGGGTACAGTTGAATAGAACCTATCGTTATAAATATCAAAATGGAATTCTCTCCCGTTATGACGAGATGTAATCTGATAGGATTCAACACCTGTAGCTAATCCAGATTTACTTCCAATTCCCCATTTACCTAAAGCATTACGATTAAGTCTTTTAGTTGAAAATGCCGGGCGAAAGAATCCTTTAAGCCGATTATGGCCCAGTCCTACACCTGTATCTTCTATAATTATCCTGTCCCTATTACTGACGCTCCTATCTTTATTTATGTACGTGATAGTTATCTCGTCGAGTGGAGACAAAAAACCCAAATTGTAATAATCTGGGTTAAACTTTGAATCTTTAGTAAGTTCTGAATCTATATCACTATAATGATCTGAGATTATAGATTCTCCTTTCAATATACTTCGTGCCATCTTCTTCTCCTCAATAGCATCTACTGCGTTTGAGGCAATCTCTCTTATGAAAGATTTCTCAGGATATTGGTATTGATCTTGTTGAAGGTTCTGGAGAACCAGCCCTAAAGCTGACTCTTCCAGTTCCTTAACAATACCAGTTCCTGACATTGTTGTTGTATCTAATAGTGCCATAATTCTTAATACTTAAAATGTTTTTATACACTCATACTCTCAGCTCTAAGCTTCTTAAGAAGGTTAAGACTGATCTTCCGTGCTCTCTCAGCAGCAGCTTTATTGCCGTTAAGCGCTTTCTCAGTTTCAAGATTAAAGGCTTCCACTTAACTGGAGATAACCTCTACGAGTTCAATTACGATTTCAGTTAAATTCATATAATCTTTTTTATTGGTTAATACTAATTTCCTGTGTGTCCTACCCCACCCCGAGTTGTGAGTAATTTCTCAACCTCTTCAATCCTAAATACTGAAAAGATGTCGGTAATTTTAACGTACCATGGAGCATCCCATAAGGGCTCAATATGGAATTGAAATACTCGATATCCTTTCTTAATTGTGGGCGTTCTCTCGTGTAACTCCACAATTCCCCTCCACTCTTCTGCGTAATCCCACTCAATCTCTCCATGGCCATTGGGCATACTAATGTAATACCTAAATGGAGAAGAACTCCTGAGTGATAGAACCCCTCTGTAATACTTGGGTAACTGTGCTTTAAATCCAAGGGGTATGCCAACAATGTCTTTACCTCTCTTAGGTGTATAGTTACTCGGTTGTTTAATGTCAATACAGTTACCATGTCTTTCGAACTGAGCACCCTTAAAGACAACTTTGATTCTTTTGATGAAAGGGTTATACCTTCCGATAAATTTAGATAATTCTCCAACCATTTAATTTCATTTTTTAATTTTACTATATTTCTGTGATGGTACCCATATTCAGAAAACTCTCTCAGATAATGTAGTAGTGATGTGTTGTTTACATCTTGAGGATTATAAAATCCTGCGGAATCAAAAAACTTTATCACTCCTCCTGCTCCTGCGATGTGCGATGCAGCTATAATACCTGCGAGTGATATCTTCACTCCATAAAACTCTTTACCTACATACTTATCAATGTAATTAACACTGTTATCTAATCTCCACCATTGATGTGTTAGTAATTTCAAGTCTCTCTCTATTTTTAAATCCAATGCATACTCCTGAAGTTCGACAGGAAAGATATCTGGCTGTAGCCTAAACTTATTAGGTGTTATGTGGCCTAAGCCTAGGTCTTTTAAGGTGTAAGGCATAAACTGCCAAATACCCATGGCTCCAATGCCGTTTATGATCTCAGGACGCATGCTTGATTCTCTATGTCCCAAAGCTTCTTTGAACTCTTTATTCTGTGTGTTTAAAGTTTCCAGTTGTTCTTCTGCATAGAGTTTATCGTAGTAAGCATCCATTTTAGGATTACTTAATGCAGTGATAGAAAAAACAAAGAACAGAAGATAAAATATACCATACTTCATAGTTATTAATTTAGTTAAAAACTGTTTTTACAAAGATACTTTCAGCATGTGAGATACTAAGTCAGAGGTGTATTTCTTCCTATGTACTTCAAATATATCTGTAGGATCTTTTTCAATTATTCCATTTACAAAGATAATTACTTCTAAATCAGGATACAAGTTCTTATAATTAGCCATAGAACGTACACCTGCTTCATCTGGATCAAGCCATAGCACTACTCTGCGGAAGTGCTTGAGGTATTGATGCATGATATGCTCTGGTATATACGTTGATTCACTTTTTCCTGAAACAGCTTGAATATCCCAATGATTTCTAAAGAAAATATTTTCTTTAGACGATTTAGAAATGACAAGTAAATCATTCCTTGTCCAATCAATTTGAATATGACCTTCAACATAGTTATAAGGATAGTTATTTCTAAACTTATTCTCTTTGGTTTCAAAAGGCATATAGATTTTACTATACGCTCCTATAGGATACCCAATAGCGAGAGTCCTTGGAACTACTATGCTAGTCTTCTCAGAATAGATGTAATGAATATCTCTGACATCTCTTACATCATAGAACTTTAGCGAAGGAACACTAATTTCATATTTGCCTATCCAGTAATCTAAAAATCTCTTTGTATACGGCTGCGACACAGTTTTTAACACTGGTCTCTCTCGTACAACTGGAATTTTTTTAATTATAGTAGGCTTAAGATTCTTATTCACTTCGTTGCAGTTTAGACCCAGTTGTAGGTCATAATTTATCTGCTCAAGAAGCTCCTGATATGATACGGCATTTAGATAGAGCAATAGGAAATGATATACATCTCCTTGACCTATTCCAGCTTGATCTTTAAAAAATAATTTACTTGTATCTTTGCCTCCGTATCCAAAAAATATGGAGAAAGAGGGGTTCTCATCCCCCTCTCTCAGGGGTGAGCTATACTTTGTGTGTAGCTCTAATTCCTGTCCAAGATAATGAGATATAAGTGAATAGTCATCTACCAGATCTCTTACGTTTTGAATCGTAAGCTCTGTACTACCAACAAATTTTTCAAGTATATCCGTCATATCTTATCAGTATTATGGTTTTGGTGGGAATGCTTGCTCAGGAGTAACAGGTGATTGATTGAATGGATTAGTATTAGCTGCTGGAGCTGATTCTACTGTTCCTTCTTGAGTTGGGGCTGGAGGTAAGTCAAACATAGCTCCAACCTTAGCATTGGCAGATTCCGAGGATGTGTCTGCTTCTACTTTAACTCCGTGGTTAAGACCTTCTTTGATCTCATACGTGCTCCATTTGATGCTAGCAGCAGCCAAAGGAACAGTCATAGGCTCAATCCAAGACTCTTTGAACTTACCTTTTTTTGGTATGGAAGCAAAGTGATTAGATTTGCTTGTTCTACGAAGCTTGACACGAAACTCAGTTTCTCCCATGAAAGGCTTAGCCGCAGTGATAAATGCATAACTGATGTTTTTGTACACACCTTTGACAAAGTCCTCATTCAATAAACGAGTTGGTAGAGTGGCTTGATTCTCAGGTGTAACACCTAAACCAGCAAACATAACACTTGCATTAATAGCTTCCTTAGCTAAATCTGTAGTCATAAACACCTCTAGTATATCTACAAGAGTGTTCTTATAGTTATTGAGGTCCTGCCCAATCTGGGTAGCAGACTTGGGCTTACCATCCCATGTAGTCATGTTTACTGGCCACATAATAACAGACTGTGCTGATTGTTCTACACTTGCCCCATCGTCAAACGCTGCAAACAATTTAGTATCATCTACTATAGTTTCCAGCTCTATAACTAAAGAGCCTTTATCATTAATTCCTGTACTTTTTCCTAATACTACATTCTCATGAATGCCTACTCCTAAATAAGTTGCCATATAAATAAATTTTAAAATTGATTAATTAAAGTCCTTGATCGTACTCGTTGATGCGTTTTATGATTGGATATAGATCATTGTCTACAAGAAAATCTGGAAACGACCCCATAGGTGTCTTACATTCGTATGTTGTATCGTCATTGGTTTGAAACTTATATGCCATTCCTGCATCTGTTTTGATAATACGAGAATGAAATACATAGGTAAAATAAGATACAGGATCAATAGTATTCTCCAACAGTTTACCTGAAGATTTGAATGTGTATTTACCCATCTCATTAAGAGATACATGGTGACTAATTACAATGACTAAGTCATCCCTCAAATTTGGAAGTTCTCCGAATACTGAGTTAAATACATCTGCTCCAAACACGTTCCATTTCTGAAATGCAGCATTACCGTTATTCTGTGCCAGAAAGTCTGGAGACATTATTCTGGCATTAAAGAAGTGAGTGTAGTCATCTATTAACACATACTTAACATGCTTTGCTTTATTGATCCATTGTAGCCATTTAGGTACCTCTAATAACTTGTTAGTTACTATAACATTACCCTTACCAGTAGTTGAATTCACAGGTTTATACTGTCCTGAACTTCCTCCCCATGGTAATTGTTTACCATTAGGAGATATTATCATCGACTCCTCAGCTGGTATATTACGCCACGAAGTAGATTTGCCAGTGCCGGATAATCCCTGCACTAAAATTGCTTTTGCCATTAAAATTGTTTTTTAATTATTTACCTATTTGAATTTCTCGATACACTTGTTGAAGTTCTCTGGTCATTGTGTTATCATCATTTGCCTTAGGGAGTGTTTTAAAATCATTAACTTCTCCTCTAAATAACATTCCGAAATCAACATCATCAATTCCATATGAATTTTTTAAGATAGACAATAGTCTATATCTATTGTATCCAAGTGGATTAACCATTTCATCTCTAATATTGTATCCTTTATACATTCCATGATCATCATAAGACTTGTATCTGTAAGGGTTAAATAGTGCCAAAACTAGATCAGCATCCTCAACAGTGTTTCCAGTATCTTTAAAGTCTTCAATTTGAGGAGATAAATCCCCATCTGAAAACTTCATTCTCTGTACATCCCCAATAGCCCTGTTAAATTGTGATACGGCTATCGGAGAATATCCATAAATATCTCTGAAGTCTGCATTACGCTCTGATACTGCGTCTATGATCTGTTTCTTAGTTGTTAAACCTTTTTGACTTGAATGTTTTCCTAAGTGATCTCCTATGACCATAGTTATTTCCTTTGGTCTAGTTGGTACATAGTACTTTTCACCTTGTTTAAGAACAAAAGTCTCATCACCATGAGTAATTCTCACAGCTATGCACTCCTCCCCATTCTTTAATGTAATCCAATCTCTCTCTGAAAATGTATGGATGTAGGTTGAATACTTTGAACTTTTAATTCCATACATGTCGGCTTGAAACAAGACTCCATTATCAACTGCATACTTATGCACCCAATTACTATAATCATCTGGTGTGGTTCTACCATCCCTAATGTCTACATAATCTAACATCTCATCTGCCCAGTCTCTGGCACCTACAAGTAGCTTCCAAGTCTCCTCAGTGATTTTGCTCTTTCTATACCCAAGCAGGGTCTCTGCGTCCAGCAGAATACCTGAGTCCTGGAACAGTTTCCAGCATGCCCACTTAGTAAGTTTAAGACTTTTCTTCCTTTCCATTGATCTGTACAGAACTTTGAATGTAAGATCAGTGTTATCTTTCCACTTTCTCCATAGCTCGTATGGTTTTAACACAAAGGTATCATCCAAGAAACTTGTTTTCCCAGATCCAGTACCTCCGCCAATTAAAGTATACACATTCTTTCTAATAGCAAATATTTCCCCTACTCTATCTAAGTGTAGAGGGATCTGCATAACCTTACCATCCATAGCATCTCTGACATTCCTAAGAACTTCTCTCTCAAATGTGCTCATAATGATACTTTATTAGTTTTTGGCCTCAACGACAAAGAGTCGGAGTGTTTAGTATATTCCTCCATAACTCTTCGTATAGTGCCATTTTTAAAATAATTTGTAAGAGTAACCCTTGCCATGTTTACATTAGTGTAGTATGCATTGGTAGCTGCCACTATATCTTCATATTTGTACTCATGTGAAGACAACATGGCGTATAACGCCCTTTTTGCGTACTCAGATTCTGATGCTAACTCATAAAACCCTCCAGTGGAAGTTTTAGCTCTGAAAGGAATATTACAATCCCTAATAAAATTTCTAAGAAGAACAGCAGGAGAAGGAAGAACTACCTCCTTTACCTTCTCTTCTTCCTCATTGTCCCTACCCATTAGATTTGTTATGACATAGTTATCCTCACCAAGTTTTACTACATAGTTTTTACTTATTAGTTCAACAATCAGTTTCTCTGCTGTCATGTTCATCTCCTTTCTTATAATTTGATTCTAATAGGATTGATAATTTCATAATCTTTCATCATAGACTCTGCCCAAGTTTTTGCTTGAGTTGGCATCCTGATTTCAGCCTTTTGGTTTTTGTTTTCAGGACTCTGAATCTTCTTGTGAAAATATGGAAGTAGAATGTAAAGATACATCTTTTGATCGGGTTTTAACCTCATTCCTCTTCCATGTCTTTGATGAAATGCTGTAGCAGAACCATCATATGATTCCATTATCATGTTGTTAACTCCTACTAAGTTCTTTCCTCTGTTAATTGCCTTACAAACACCTGCAGACCTGATTCTACCCTCATTTAAGTCCTCTAATGTAGTGTTACCTTTCTTGTTTTTATTGTGAAAAGTACATTCATTTATGAGGTCTGATTGTGCAGTGTACATACTAAATGTTAAAACCTTATTATTAGGATTCTTTAACACCTCGTGTATAACTTTACGGGTTATAGTTACAGATGCAATACCATTTAAGAGTATAGCTTTCCTATCCATAACTGCTCTGGATTGTCTGTATCTCAGGGACTTTAACTCCTGAACTTTTTCTTTGTTGATTTCAAACATAACGTCAGGGTCAGATTCCAACTTTACAATTTTACCCCACAAAACGTTACATAGGTTATCTTGATAAGCATATGCCTCGTTCTCTGATTGATGAAACGATTTTGTCTTACCATCTTTACCTACATACTCTACTTTAATGTCTGTGGGATTTCTTGATAAATCAAATTGCACAAACACTATCTGAGTACTGTTCAATATTCCATCCTCTTGAGCCTTTTGAGTGGTGTACGAGGATACTATAGGAGCAATGCTGTCAAGTAATGTAAGTTTACTGTCATCAACAAACCCAGTTAACCCTAAGATCATCTTAAGTTTATTGTTCAAGTAGAACTTGCTGTACTCTTCAGTCATTGAGAAATCTATTTCATCTGCGATTACAAAATCCCAGGAGGTATCAGACCACTTGTAAGTAGTTTGATAACACTCTGCTACTATTAGTTCCCATATCCATGAGTATCCCCATTTTTCAAAGTCTTCCTTCCAGTTAATATCTCTCAGGTGTTCACTGTCTGTTAGTATTAAAATCTTGGATTCCTTTGTTAATTCACCTCTTTCAAACAGTCCCACAAGGATAAGCATAGTCACTTTCGATTTACCAAACCCAGTGCCTAGAATCAATGAGCCTTTACGGTCACTGTCCAGCCACTGGTCAGCAAACTCTTCCTGCATGATGTCTCTATTCGATTTTATTTCTCCCATTTGTCCGATATTTTAACCTCTGACTTTAACAAGGTATTCTTAAGACATATTTCTGCTGCTTGCTCCATTATCTGTTTATGTATGACAGACCAACGCTCACTTACATCTTTTGTAGTTATAGCATCAATCTGGTCATGTACCTGCATAAATAATTTAACAACATCCCGTAAGTTATTGTTATTTATATATCTACGCATTAGTATCAGAGCAATTTTAATCATATCCGCAGAGAAGCCTTGTACTGGAGCATTCATTGACGCTCTTGATATCTTTCCTGCCAAACCTTTTGGTGTCTCTTCACCTTTCCAATAAGGAAAATACCTCTTACGCCTCATAGGGGCTGGAGTTCTAATGAATCCATTCATAAGACCATAATTACCAAAGGCGTTCAGGGTTCCTTGAATAGAAAGAAATGACAAGAAATATGCTTTGATAAGTGACTCTGCCTCTATCAAAGTGATTTTTAACTTACCACTTAAGCCTTTAGCACTCATACCATAAGCTAATCCAAAGTTAATTGCTTTAACATCATCTCTTAATTTATAATGAGCAAAACACTTACACTTTTTCTTCTGAGGATCTCCATTAGAGTTTAAGGCATAAAATGCACATCCCTCTTCAGTTGAATCTTTCCACTTTTGGCCATAAACTAATTCAGCACATACAGAGTGAAGGTCTTTCTCCGTTAGTAGGGCGTCTAAGAACACTGGGTCTTGAGACAAAGTTGCTATAACAGCTAACTCCTGTGACGCATAGTCACCACTTACTACTACCCATCCTGGAATTCCAGGGTTAAAACAATGACGATAATCATTGGTACGATCTTTAGGTAGAGCATTAGCCGGAATTTGCTGCATATTTGGTCCACTGCTGGAGACCCTTCCAGTAGATAGAACAGTATTAAATCTTGTTCTTACTCTGCCGTCAGAGTCCACATTTTTCTCAATAAACTTTAGACCATACTTAGATATCAATGAATGTGCTTCATTGTAGCTTTTGTATGATTGAAAGAAAGGCATGTGGATATTGTCCTCTACAGTTTCAGCTCTTGCATCCTCAATTTTGGGGTTAAACCACCTAAAGATCTCAAGCTTAGCATCATCTGAGTTCCAATTTACAGTGAGTGTGTTCTTAGGTATAAGATACTTATCTTCTATAAGTTTATCTCTAAAGTTAGATAAAAGTCCTCTTTCAAGGAGCTCAAACTTTTTATTGATGTATAACTTTAAGAACAAAAATTTATCTGTTACCATTGACTCTACATAATCTGTGAATTGTTTAGAAGTAACACCTATAGGCTTCCCCTTATCATTAAGCTTAGGTGCATTAGGATCATTTGACTGAAGGTATTTCTTTAACTCAAGCACTGAGCACTTATCTATATCTCCATAGACATAGTTTAATACTACTTGGGACTGAGGAGAGGAGCCCCAATTTATGGTGAAAGTATCTTTATCCACCACAGCAGGAAGTTTAACAAAACGTTCTTTACCTTCTGCATTTACTAACTTAGCATTTATAATAAGTGCACGACACTCACTATGGTAGGGCTCTTGTAGTAAAATAGCTTCTAATTCATGGGTAGCTTTATTAATAATAGGTTTGGCTTTTTCTATATTAGCTAACCATCTTTCTTTATCGAATCCCATGCCCACATATTCAATATCAGCAAATACAAGAGAAGCCTCATTTTCATTAAACTCTCCATTTCCAAGTTGGATAAGATCCTCCTCTTTCATCTCAGCAATTTGCTGTTTACGGACATGTCCTAAATACAAAACATCCGTGGCAGCGTACTCTAACTTACTGTCTGTGATGATGTCATCACCAAATTGAGTCTGTTCTTCTTTTGAAATGTCAACTCTAACTCGTCTAAATAGTACATTAGCTAAAGAATAATATCTCATATCTTCATCATTCCCTGCATATAGTGTCTGCTCCATTATCATGGTATCCCACACATTGTCCATCACTATTCCTTCTTTTATCATTACTTGATATTCAAAGGACACGTTGTGACATATCTTTAACTTGGTTTTATCATTTAAAGATTGTAAGATTCCTAACTTCTGGTCTTCAGTCAAGAAACTCCATTGGACAACAAAGATATTCTCGCCCTCTTCGTCAGCGAGTTGGACCACCATAAGCTTTCTAGCTATAATGGAGTCCACCACGTTGGTTTCAGTATCTAATTGTAGTACGGACTGATCATCTAACCAAGCCTGTAACTCTTCCGCAGAAGAATTACAGGAATACTTGAATAAATAATCTGACCTACCAATGTAGTTCAGTTTGGCCATACTAGTCTATTTCATCTTCAGGACACTCCCCAGAACCTACCGGCAGTTCATCCTCAGAAGGAACCTCCCAAAAATCTCCCGATGTTTCATCATTCTCAGGAGGAAACAACTCTCTTTGAGATTCAGATACCTCAGGGTTAGTCAAGGCACCAGACCCTTGAGAAACTTCTTCTACTTCTGAGTCAGGTTCTCCGAACTCAGAGTCCATAGGAACTAAAGGAATTACTGATACGTTTTCACGACGTAC